AATTGAAATGTAAGGAAGCCAATATGAAACTGGTGTTCGTATAATGTCATTGATATTGCCAATAATATCATCTGACATCGGCTGAAATAATATATTTAACAAATTGCACCCAAATGTTGGCTGTTCGTATCGCTCTCCAATTTTTGTTAAAATTAAATTGCGTAAATTTGCTTTGGCTTGATCGGTACTATTATAATTTGTAGAAAAGATACCAACATCATTAAATGACAACTTAATACCCAATGGTGTTGTAGTATTAAATGTATCCAATATTGGTTCTATTCGATATGCCATTACATGCCCTTTTTCTTGTTTATTGCTTTCATTAATTGAGAATAATCTCGAGTCATTGCTTGTGCAACTTCAGGCGCTACATCAAATACCTTGCCTGTTTCTGGATCTTCCATTACAGTTGGTACAGTTGGAGCAAGACCAATTGCTGATTGCATATTTTGTCGCATCATTCCAAATCCCTGAGCATCTGCTGAAGTCATATGAATATCATCCATTCCTTCATTCATCATATCTGCAAAACTATTCATTGTAGACGGCCCTTGTTCCATTAATGCGTCTGTTTCATTTAAAACCGATGCCCATTTATTTTCTGAAAATTGTACTTTGGATTTTTTTACATTTTCATTTGTCATTTTAGTTGGCACATTAATTACTTTTTTAGGATCAACATTAATTTTTTTCTTAGGTTGTGCCATTTCATTAATTGTATCCTGCAGGCCATCGCGAAGAATTTCTGTTAATTCTTCTTTAATAACTTCACGTACGGCTGTTTTTAGTGCTTTTATAAGTGTTTTTGAATCCATATTATTATTTTTATATAAATATTGTAACTATTAATTTACGGGAGTTCCCCATTGTGTTGGTGATACTTTAGGACCATATACAATTGATGTAGTTAAATCAATATAGTAATCGCCTGTTTTGCCAAGGTCTGCTGCAGGTATACCTTTATCTTGATATACTTTACTCGGAGCTTCTTGTAATGAACTTAGCAAGTCTCTTTGTTGCTGTAATACAAGTTCTATACTATCAGAACGTTCTTGTAAATCAGATTCTGATACATTAAGACTAGTATAAAATTCTGTTGGTATTAAATCATTATAATTAATATCACCTCCGCCTAATCCTGCTGTTGTAGGTATTTCTAAATTATCAACATCACCATTACATGCATCTGATACTTTTTTAAGTGCACCCAATAATGGTGGAATAATTGTTGCTAATTTTGATGTTAATGATGTAGGAATTGTTTCAAATTGTTTTAATGCAGCTGCTGCATTTACAATTGTAGCATTTTGTATTTCTGTTAATTGTTGTGCAATAAATAAAGGAGCTGTTACTGGATTTGATAATTGAGCAGCAGATATAGCTGATTTAATTCCTTGTGCGACAGTAATTATTGTTTTTGTTGTTTCAATTGTTGATTGAATTTTAGGAATTGTTTCTTGAACTTTAGCAATTTGTTTTTGTATTTCTTGTAATTGATCTTTTATTTGTTTAATTTTAGGATCATCACAACGAGTATTTACTGGTAAATTTACAGAATTTTGTATAGTTTGTTTTACTTGGTCCAACAATACATCAGTTTGAGTATCAATTTGAGTTTGAACTAATCCAGCAGCTTTGCCAGGTAATTTAGGTATTTTATCTAACGGCGGAACTATCATATATTATTTTCCCATTTTGTTTCTTTTGTAATAAAATATTTTGAACTATCTAATTTAGATAATAAAGCTCGAGCTTGTTGTGCTTTTTTTCCGCCATCTGTAAATCCGCCGAGTGGAGCATATCCATCGCCAACTTGTACGCCGGTTAATATTTGATCAATTAATTTAGTTAATATATCTTTTAAAACATCACTATGAACCATTCCAACATTTGCTGAATCATTGCCGACTTTAACAACACCGGTTGTATTTAAAACAATACCAACGGGCGAATCGATTATAACAGCATCTGTTTTTGCTTTTAGAATGATTCGATCAGCAACACCTATAAATTGTGATTTTTTAAATTGAGTTTCAGACGGTAAAAAATATTTTAACGGATTTTTATTGTTTGTATCTCCTAGCAATATCGGTATTTCTTGTGTACTAGTCAAATAAATAGATGCATTATCTGTTTGTATATTTTCAACAACGAATTGTTTATTTGGTTTATTAATTTGTCCGTTTGATAATATTATGATTGGATCACCAACAGTACTAGCTGCTCCGCGCCATGAAGCATTTATTAGTCCCGATTCATTTTTTGTTGTACTACCAAATCGCAATGTATTTCCCCACCGACCTTCAATCATAAGATCGCCTTCATATGGTTGTAATGGAGATATTGATTTAGCCTCAAAATTTACACCGGGTTTAATTTTCTGTGCGTCTGCTTCAGAAATAGTATTATATGAAATTCCTGGTAATAAATTTGAATTTATAGATGATTGTATCGAGTATGGAGAAAAATAATACCATTCAATTCCTGTTTTAGTTAATGTAGTTTCTTGATTATATGCTTTAAAAATCAATACATGTTCACCAATTAACGGAATTTGTTTTATGTTCATATTAAACGGTTTACAGGCATACGATTCATATTCCTTAGTAACACGATTAACAATTTGTACTGTTATTGTAAATAGTTTATCCGATGTTTTATCGGGACCATCACCAATATATTTGTATGTATTTGATTTGCTGTCAATGACTTCAGCAACATGAAAAAGTACCGGGTAGTTATCCATTTGCTGCCTTTACTTTTGACGCAGCTGTTTTAATTTTTTCTTGTAATTCTTCCTGTTCTTTATCAATATTGGAAAGTTCATCAGTTAATTCAGACGACAATAACTGTTCAGCAACATTCAACAACTGTTGTTTTTCTTCATCACTTAATAACCCATCAGCTCCTGATATAGTTTGTTTTGTTGAAATATAGCGTTGAACAATAGCCGTTAATTTTACTAGATGATCATCATTTTTAACGGCTACATCTAAATATTCTTTGATTAATGGAACAATGATTGTAGCATCAGATGCATTTTTAATTAATGGCTGAAGCTGTGCTATAAGTTGATTTATTTGTCTATCTTTCTTTTTTGAATTGTGATAAACATCAGACATTAAATCTGCAAAACTGGTACCTTTAAATAATTCATCATTTTTATCCATGGATGAAATCCTTTAATATAAATATCAAAAAGGCAATTTTATGAAGTTTGATTGTTCATACTCTGAAAATTTGCTTTCATATATTTGTTTAAGTGTTTTGATTACACGTGTAATATTTGTAGTTTGTAATCCGGTACGCTCTCGTATTAATATGTACAAAGCTTTTTTATTGAATTCATCAATATTTTCTCTAGTTTCAAATATATGTAATATTGAATCAGCAACATGAATATCAACTGAATTTGAAAAAATATAATTTAAATTATCATAACAATATGTAACATACTCCGTCATGAACTCTTGAAGTGTTTCTCGCATATCATCATTATGCAATTCAATGATTACATTTCGTTGATCATCGATGTCAATTTCTAATGCATTATTTTTTAATTTTGCATATGCTTTTTGATTTTCTGCAATTAAATAATTGAACGACGTTCTTGTATAATAAGAATATGCCTTTCCAGCTTCTGGATTAAATTTATCTAATTTTGAAGTTAAAAACGTAACCAGATCGGTTTGTAAATCTAAAAACGAAGAATCAATATAAGTAGGTTTAACTTTATTAATAATGTTTTCAGTTAATTTCATTAATGCTGGATATATAAATCGATTATAAATTCGTTCTCTTGTTGCAGGTAATTCTATAGATTTATTATATGCTGAGATAGCTATATCTGTTATTTTGGTAAAGTAATTATTGGTTTTCTTGCGTGCCATCTTCAAACTCTGATTTTAATTGGGTTATAACTTCATTTAATAATTGGAATGTTGTTCCTGATTCATCATCTTTTTCAAATGCACCCAATCGGTCTATTTCTTGCATTTTATTGTAACTTTCAACAATTTTATCATACATGTATTGATTGGTTAATTCTAATCCTTCTATATATTCAATATTGCTAAC